TCAGCTTTTAAGTACCATAAGTAACCTGATTGACCCATTTCTCCAGTAACTTCAACCCAACCAACTCTAGCTGTATCAGAACCTGATACTTCGTAGTAATCTTTCATGATAATCGGTTTGTTAGTAAAAGTTTGGAAAGAAGGCTCGTTACCACCTCTTGAATCAGTAGCGGCATCGTTGGCAGCGTTGTTATAGCTATCCCCTTTACCGTATTCAGAACCATAAACTAATATAGTTGTATCTCTAGTTCCACCAGTAGTTGTAATATTCGCAGTATTTAATGATGCGAAGTCGTAAGGTAAAACGTCGATCATAGAACCTGTATCAACAGCTTCTACTAAACATCTTACAACACCTTCAGAGTTTGCAACGATAACCGTATCGTTAACTCTAATACCGTGATTTGCACCTATGTCGTTTCCATCGATATCTGTTTCAATTTCGATTTGACCACCAGAAGCAGTACCACCTGTAGCATTCTCAATGTGTCCTAAATAAGACAAGTGTAAACGACCTTGCTCAGACCAAACAACTTGGTCAGCAGCCATCGCTTCTTCAGCTCCAACTTGCGATAAGAAACCTGAAATAGTTCTCGGTCCGAAAACTTCAGCTTCTTTCTCCATTAGATCTGGAACATATTGTTGACCCCATCCAGACGTGCTGTTAAGGTCTAAGTAATTTGTAGATAGTGTTTGTTGCCTTGGAGCAGGTACACTATTCAAATTATCTCCTGCAGTAATTGCCATAATTTTAAATTTTTAAATTGTTAATTTTTATTCTTAATTTTAAATTTGAAGTCATTAGCAGATTCACCTATAACTCTAACTTTAACCCCACTATTGTTAGCTGGATCCATAGTTTGTCTAGGATTCATATTTACGTTCTTAGCCTCTTCAATACTTTGTTTTAACGCATCGGCCTTACCTTGCTCGTAAAAATGATTAGCAATTTGATCAGGATTCATAGCTGTATATAATCCCTTGTGATATCCATCTGGATCTGTCATGTTATAATCTTTATCTACAAACTTTGAGATAAAATTATTTATGTCACTTTGAGATTTTTTTACTTTTTCTGCATCACTAATATTAACTCTAAATTTTTTATCTCCGATATTATATTCAAAACCTTTGAATTGATCTCCAAAAAATCTATTTGTTTTGTTTAAAAATTTATTAGTAACATCCTCTTCAAATTTTGCTTTCTGCTGTGCTTCGTTGTAGAAATTAACTGCTTCTCTTTGCTCATCAGTGAGTTTTGATCCACCTTTAATTTCTTCGTAGTATTTGGACTTTTGCTCGTCCAAGTGAGCTCTAGCGCTGGCAACTTGCTCTTTTAACGCTAATTTTTTTCTTTTAATTTCTTTTTCAGTATTCTCCTCTTCATCATAAGCGAATTGATCGTCCATTAAAAAACTTCTTTCTTCTGCTGACAAATGAGGTTTAGTCTGTCTGTAATATTCTTCTAAAACCGTTTGATTATCCATTTCTGAATAATCTTGATTAAGTTTTACATAATCATTAAGATCTCCACCAGTTTCATTTATGAAATCTACAACCTTTTGTATACCTTCTGGTAATGGTGTTCCTGTTTGTTCCGCAACATCAATAGCTTGTTCTAATTTATCAGCTACTTTTTCTATCTTTTCTTCATTTGTTATTTCCTCTACTACAGGTTTTTCAATAACTTCTTCTGAAACTTGTTCAGGAACAACTTCTTCAACAGGTTTTTCAGTAATAACCTCTTTAGTAGTGTCTGTTGTTTCTGGTTTTACTTCTTCTTCTGTTTTTGGTGGTTTGTTTAAATTAACCTTGGTTACAGTTTCACCTACAACCTCAGGTTTCATTGTCATTTTTTCTTTAACCTCAGTAACATTTCCTTTTGTTTTGTTACCATCTGGTTGTTTTTCTTTTTTTTCTTTTACTTTTATTTTACCAATTTCGTTATCTACGATTGGTTCTTCTTTTTTCTTTTTTGCCATAATATAATATAATAATAGTTAATAAATTTACGCTTGGAAACTTCCTAAAGGTTGATCATCTCTAGTTTCAAAGTTTTTAGGCGGTGTTTGGTTATTTTTTTGGTCAATCATTTCTGATTGTTGTGTTGCTTGCATTTTTGTTCTTGTATCTTTACGGTTTTCAGCTAATAATTGAGCTTCTGTTTTTGTTCTAGCCTCTAATTGCTTTAATTGCATATTATGTTGAAACTCTAAAGCCATTAATCTCTCTTTAATAGATGCTTCCTCTTGAAGTAATTTAGATTTACCATCTAATTTAATGCTTTCAAGTTTAATTTCGTTTTCAATAGCAGCCTTACCTTTGTCTACTTCAGCTTTAGCTTGCGCTGCCGCCGCTTTTTCTTGAGCTCTACCTTGAGCTTCTGTTTGTTGTAGTTGATTAGCTTGATCTTCGGCTGCTTTTTGTTGTCTTCTAAGTTTTAATAATTGATTTGCAAGTTTAACATTTTTAATTTGTCTTAAATCAATAGCATCTTCTAAATTAATACCTTGTTGTCCTAACGCGGCTTGTATATTGTTTTCAAGCATTTGTTTCTCTTCTTCATCTGGTTCTAATTCTAAAAATATACCAAAATCATAAAGATGTAAATTAGCCATTTCTTCTAACGTTGCTATATTGTGAGCGCCTATAGCTTCAATAAAAGCTTTTTTAGTTGGAGAATACTCTATAATATCAGATATTCTAAGAGATAATTGCTCGGCTACATCAGCTACTATAAATAATCCAGAATTTAATATATGTCTAGTTGCTGTGTTAGAGTTTGCTGCTGCTAATTTTTGAACACCAACTAAAGATCTTTCTGCTGGTGTTGAGGCATCACTAGCCTCATTAAGACCGGTTACGTCTCTTATCATTTGTAAGTAATAATTGTATGTACCTATTAATTGTTGCATTTTGTTACTACCAGCACCATTATTTATTTCTTGAATAGGTATTTTACCTGGATTTCCTTCGCCATCTATAGTTTGCGATCTACCAACGATACTACCTGTTTGGAAGAACATGTTTAGCGCTTCTTGTGGATTGTAATTTGTTCCATTGCCTAAATCAACTTCTGCTAAACCGTCTACATCTAAAAATACACCATCTGGAGTTAGTCTAGATAATACCTGTTGGATTTTTAAATGAGTAAGTTGTATCATGTCAGCAAAACCAGTTATTCTACTCACAAGAGATTCTATACGACCTTCATACATTCTAGGAGCAACTATACTATAATTCATTTTAACTTTAGTATAATCACTTTTAAGTCTCATCATGTTTTGAGCTCTTTCCCATTTAATTAATTTATCAGTACCTAATATTAAAGCTCCTTCATATAAACATTCTACAGATTTTGATAACTTATCATATTTTCCTTCTAAACTTTTTGGAGGATTAAAACTATCATCTTTTTTTACAATTTTTTTACCTCCCATGGAGTTTTCTTTAACTTTATAAACTTCATTCATATAAGTTTTATAATTAAAGTAAAGAATATCAACTTTATTATTATCGTTTTCTTCAGAAGAAGATTTACCATAAAAGTTATTAAAACTACTAGTACTTTTTTTAGCTATTTTTTCTAACTCAGTGTGATCTAAATAAGGAAATTGTTTTTTAAGCTCGTTAATAGGTATAGATTTTACTTCTCCAACATAATAAAGATCTTCAAAGTATGGAGAATCAGTATATGAATATACAAGACTTGCAGGATCTACATAATCTATGGTAACACCTTCAGAAGTATTAAAACCTGTTTTTACAGCAGCAATTCCAAGAACTGTTAAATCTTGATAATATCTTCTTTTTATTAAATCAAATCTATTTCCGCGGAATAAAGTTTCTATAGCTTGTTCTTCAGCTAATTCAATTTCTTGTTTGTAATTAAGTTGCATGTGTAATTTGAATTCCTCTTCGCTGGTGGGTAAAGTTTCGGTTGGAGTTGATTCTAAAGGAATTTGGAAGTTTTCGTTACAAAAATCATGAAATTCTTTCATTTTCATATCTTTTGCAATATCTTGCATATACTCTGTTCTTCTTACAACTCCATAAGGATCTTGAGAATATGCTTTTATTTTGTATAATCTTTCAGCTATACCATTTACGACTATGTCTACAAATTTAGGAATAATTGGAACAGGCGTCCAATCTAAATTAAGATAGGACAAATCACCATTTATAGATAATTCGTCCTTATATTTTTGTACTGATTGTTCGCCTCTAGCATAAAGACGTAACTTATGAAATTTAGATATATTGCTACGAAATCTACCACTAGCACCGTATGATTTAGAGAACCATTCGTGTTGGATTGCTTTTGCAACTTTGAGTCCATAATCGTAACTCATCTTTTCTAAATCACTAACCACTTGGCTAGGAAAATGTCTATTTATAACTGATTCGGCCATACTTAATTTTTAATTATTCTACTCATGCTACCTTTTTGATTATATTTAGCAAAATTTAAATCCACTTGTTTTTTCTCTATCTTAGCATTTGGAACATATAAATGCTTGTTGTTAGCCATAATAGCTAAACCAGAACTAATAGACGCGTCAAATTTCGTTCTTTTTGTTATATCAAATCTAGACCAATCATTTAAAGTAGTATTAAAATACATATTTCCAAAGCCACCATCTGAATTCATTCCAACGTGATTTTGTATATACATTTCTATCGCCGCTGCATGAGCTTGTTTTATATCCTCACTTGTGTTTGGTATTCCACCTATCTCTTTTTCAGCTACAGATAATTTATTCCACACTTTATCTGGTCTATTCATGCTAAAACCTCTATAACCTCTTCTTCTAAAATAATATAATAATCGAGGTTTATTATTTTCTGCAAGTATTGGCATGCCGTAAAATACACATGCCATTAAAACGTCTTCAAAAAATATCTCAGCAGTTTGTGGTCTAGCAACGTATTCTAAGAAAAATTGATTTGGAGGACAATCTTCCATAGAAAACTTTGTTAATCCGTGTAATGCTCCTTTTGAACCTCTTCCATCTACTGTTCCTGATATATCGTAACTATCACATCCAAAAGCACCCATATGTTCGTTTCCTGGATATTTAACACCATTTTTTATTAATACTCTATTTTGTAAATTAACAGGCGGTGTCCAAGATATTTTAAATCTACCTTTTTGATCTGGATAAAATATAACATTTGTATCTTTAATTCCGTTGATCCATTGGAAATTACCTTGAGTTATACCTATACTCCTTCCCATTTCCTCGTTATAATCTATCTGTTCGTATATTTTTACTAAGTTAAATATACTTCCAAAAGCCTCATCTCTAAACGCGTGTTCTGTAGTTTTAGGAAATTGTCTATAAAACTCATTTAACGCATCGTGATCTGATTTCAAGCCATCAGCTTCGTTTTGCCAATGCTCTATAATTCCTATATCTATTAGTTCACCATCTGGCCCGAGGACATCTGTGTCAGGAGTATCAAATACAGGAAATCCGTACTCGTCAATAAATCCTTCGTAGTTCCATTCCATTGGGATAAACAAAGAGTATAAACCAGATTTTGTCTGACCGTTTCTATTTCTTTGAGTGACATCGGATGCGTTATATAATCTTTTAAAGTTATCTCCACCTTTATCTAATGCGTTTGAAGTTGAGCCCATCATACATTTACCAACTATTCTACTACCTAGTCGTAAACATGTTTTTGTAACTCTCCAGTTATTTAAAATATTATCGGGTCTTTCCCATTTACCGCTTTCATCATGAACTAGTAGATTAAGTTTTTCACCATCATAACTATTATCTCCAGTATTTTTCCAATCTATAGTCGTATCTAATCCTTGTAAATCTTCTAACTTTTCGTTAGCTGTTATTTTTTTTCTAGTAAATTTACTTGCGGGTACTCTATATGCTAATTCTGTTTTAGGTCGATCCATACCATCTTGAATCGGTTTAAAAAAGAATGGATAATTAATACTAATAGGTACAACTTTATCTGTAAACATTTTTTTAGCGTCTGCACCTGTTTTAGATAATATACCATATCTACTATCACTTGCTAATGTAGCTAAATTAACAGTTTCAGCTGAAGACATAAAAGAGAATCCAGAACGACGGTTTTTAAGATAACACATTCCATAACATCTTTTGTCAGCTTTACAAGCTTCCCAAAATATATAAAACAATCTATTAGCCTCTCTAAAATCTGGAGCTCCAACATCAATTTTACTCCATTGTAGATACATATAATGTGTACCCGTTATATAAGTTGGTTTTCCATTATTGTAAAACCAAAACCCTTCATCTCTTCTTTTAAACTCTTCATCTATGTAATCAAACCATTGATCTTTTGATTCATCTGGATAATTTCTCCAATCAAATATATTTTTTAACCTAGATAAATCCTTAGGTTGTTCTTGTTTTACCCATTTGTTTTCTTTCCGCAAGTACACTCCTTGCATAGGCTCCAATGGCAAAGCAATTCGTAAATTTTGGATTTCATATATTTGCCCAATTTTACCAGTTTTTGATATAACGATAACATCATGTTCTTTATTGTATCCATATTTCCATTTTTTACCTTTATTCATACGACTTATAGTCGTACGTTTTATAGGTTCAATTATTTTTAATAATTCTTGTTCGTAACTCATCTTGATCTTCCTTCTGCAAATCCTTTAAACACTCTTTCTTTTTTCTCTTCAGGTTCTTTGCCTTCGAGAATATTCTCTTCTTCTTGGATTCTATTAAGTATTTCAAAAGCATCAAATATGGCGAGTTTTTTGGTAGCGGCAGCATTCTTAAGTCTGTCTGCAGTAATATCATCTCCGCTATCAACGATAGCTTCTTTCGCAACTTTGATAAGCTCATCAACTGCTTTGTGCCCAGCTTGGATTATACGCTTCTTCGTCTCCTTGATATTCATATTTAATTGTAATAAATTTAGTGTAAACTCTATATAATTTCTCACCGTCTATAACGAATTCATATTCACTATTAGGTGTAAAACCAATAAGATCATTAATATTAAAAGATCCATCTGAATACTTTATAATACCTGTTAATGGTTTTTCTGATTCTATATTAAATTTGTCAATAGCTTTTAATGGCTTTACAAAACAATATCCTTTTATTGGTTTCCAATCTTTATCTGTTTTGTACAAAAAGATTTGATCTTCTGTTATTAAATAAGTGTTTTCATTAAAAAAACTCTTACTATTCTTTTCGATACCATATTGATTGTGCCATCTACGAAAAACATTATGGTGCACTATAACTGTGTCTCCAGGTTTTATATTTGTATCACCAATAATAGGCGTTGATATAACAATAGCTTCTCTATTTACATATAAGTGATTTGAAATATCAGTATTTAAGATTAACTCTTTATTACCAATTTTCTTTTTATTATTATATCTTTTTCCTTTTGGTGTTACAACAAAGTTGTAAACACTTTTCATTAGTATTCTAGATTATATTCTACAGAAACAGCCATATTTTTATTGAAATCTTTCCAAGGTAACACATCTTTGTTTTTTCTAATATATACAGAATACTTATCTTTTTCTTCTATAATATCTGAGATTGTGTGACCTCCATAAACCTCTTGTCCTACAGCGTAGTGCATGGCGTCGTTCTTATAGTCTTTACCAATACTAATTTTTCTTATTAGTTTCGCCATTTTCTTTTGGGTAATTTATAGTACCATCGTGAATGTTAATATCATTAGTACCATAAGCGTCCATTATTTCACTTTGTACTAGTCCTAATTCATCATTTACACCAGCTAAATAATGCAGTGCTTGATGTTTTCTAGCTTCTAATTGACCAATATTCATTTGAGTTTGGTTAATTTTATCCACTACGTTTTGGATTTTTTGTAATTGTTCTTCTGTTACCTTTTCTGCTTTAGGTTTTAAGTCTACGACTTCTTCTTTTTTTGCCATTTTTATTTAATTTAAGTTAATTATTTATTTTAATATTCAAATCCTAAATGAAGTGTTATAGGTTGTCTATAACATACTTCATCATCGTCAGCTAATGTAGCTGTTACATTATCTTGCAAAACTACTGTTGTGTGTGATCCATCATCGCTTATTGTTTTTACTTTACCAATTAAAGCGCCATCAGCAGCGATTAACTCGTCGCCAGGAGCGAATAATATATCTCCAGCTGTACCGTCACAATTTAATGTTGCTGTATCTCCAGCTGCATATCCAGATCCAGCATCAATCTCCATAGCAGTACCGAAATTAAAAGCTCCTTGAGCAATACCTGCTACCCATAAAGTTTGATATCCTGAAGTTGTTTTACTATACGTATCATCACCCGGGAAAGTTGGGTCACCTTCTAACACTAAATTTGTTTCATGATATATTGTATTACCAGCTGTATTGCTCCATACATTATATGATACTAAGTCTCCACCAGCGTCTGACATTTTGTCTCCATCCATGAATTTATAACCTGTTAGATGGTTTTTAGCTAAAATAGCATTTCTAGCCCCTATAGCACCATTAACAGTACCTAATGAAGGTGGTGCAACTTTTCCGTTACCATCTCCAGCGTTATAAGATGTAGCAAACAATAGGTCAAAATCTAATACATTACCATCCGCTCCATCTGTCCCAGCCATAATAGCTTGTATTGAATGAAGTAAACAAGCGCCTCTTGGTATTTCAAAAGCTGTCCAATCGAATAATAAATCTGCTATAGTATAAGTTGTAGCGCAAGCAGTATCTATATTTGGTTTTACAGTTACTTTGTGATAAGTTCCTTTAATCATAATTTTATTTTTTTACTTTTTCTAGTGATCTACCACCAAAATAGGCACCGATCACAGTTATTAATACTAGTTGTAATAAATCCACCCATGAAGCTTTAACTTCAAACGCAATAACTCCAGCATCGATAAAAACTAACAATACTGTAGATACTACTAGGAATATTAAAACTAGTGGTCTTATGTTTTTACTTAACCAAGAATCAGACGTCATATCCATTTTCCAACGCTCAGTTATTTGTTTTTCCATTTCTACTTCATAGTTAGAAATGAGTTGTTTTATTTTTTGCTCAGCTTCTAATTTTTCTTCCGCTGATGTATGTAGATTATCTATAACTCCACCTACATTTTTTATTAACTCTCCAGCTCCTGCTGATAATATTTTATTTAACATGATTTATTTTTGTTTAAATGGTGGCTTCTTGTTCTGATTTCTTTTTCTATCTCTTATTATCTGAGCCTCTCTTTCTAAATGCTTAGCTGTTTTTTCATGTTCTTTCTTTTTCTTCCCTTCAGCTGATTCTGCATCATATCTAGCGAATTCTGCTCTATCTTCGTAATCAGTAATTCTTTCACTTGTAACAAATGGATCTTTTGTTCCTTTACCTGGATATACATAAGTACCTTTCATTTCGCTTTTACGTAAAGGTTGGTTTTTTTCAGGAATTGGACCTTGTTGATCTTTATGTCCTTTTTTATGTGATTTTGCTGGAGAAGCGTTTCCAAACCCGCTAAATCCTTTCATTTTGAACGGCGCGTAGCCTGGTTCTATTTTAAACCCTTTGTTTTTGTCAAATTCTGGCATAGTTTTTGTTTTTAATGTTTTTCCCAAGGTAAAGTGTAATCACCTTCTTGGTGCCACTTACCATTATAATTTATTTTACCGTCTTTTCTTTCATGTCTTTCTCCCATCCAAGTAATACTATCGTCATCATAAGATAGTTTTCCAGTCTTCATATCTACTATATGTTTCATTTCATGCATGAGTATAGCTCTTTCTTCGTCACTTCCAGGAACAACTGATTCATCTAAAAATATACTACCATCTATATTAGCTTCAGCTTTAACACCATTTAATTTCTTTCTTATAACAGGTGTACCCGGTACAGATGCTTGATCTTTTTTAAAACGATTCTTAGCATCGTTATAGTTTAACTTTCTATGTTCGCTTCCTAATTTAAATGCCATATTATCTCTTTTTAGTACCGTCTCTATTATAACCTTTTATAGTTTCATCGTATTTCCACTTTCTTCTATCGTATTCAGCTTTTCTTCCTTCTGATCCTATAGCAAAATCCTTCATGTTAGTATCTGGGTTTTTTGGATCCCATATTTTTTTTGCTTTTTTGTGATCGTATATTTTCTGTTCTTCTTTTTCTGTATCCTTAGCATCGTCAGTATGTTTGTTTTGTTTCTCTTCATACTTTTTCAACTTAAGTTCAGCTTTTCGATTTGCCATTTCTGTAGCTTTACGAGCTGCAGCTCTATCATCTGGCCTTGCGCCATCCATAAACAAGTATTCTATAGAATCAGCTATTTTAGTACTTCTAGCTTTTTTCTTTGCTAATGTTCCTTCTGGATCAGCTGCTTCAGCTGCTTTTCTTTTAGCTCTTTTTTCTTTATTTTCTTTAGACCAAGGATTTAATTTTGAACCAATTTTTTTAGCAGTTCTAGAAACAACAGTTCCTGGCTTGTCTCTTTTCATTAAAGCTTTAGTTACTTTGTCCGCTCTTTTCTTTTCAAGTTTATCCGCTTTATCTTGTTTCTCTTTAGCTTTTCTTTCTTCTTTTATTCTTTTATTTTCTTTTTTAGCTATATCTTTTGCAGATTTTAAACTTTCTTTATAAGCGCTTTTCTTTCCTCTTTTCTCTGCTCTTTCTAAATCTCTAGCTTCTTGCTTTGCTTTTCTATCTGCTTTTCTTTTAGCTCTTTTTTCTTCTCTAGTTGGTTCTTTCTTTTTTTCTTTTTTTGGAGTTAAAGAAAGTTTAGATTTTTCTTCTCGTTTTTTTCTAGCATAATCTACTAAACTTGACCCACTATCTTTAGATTTTCCGCTTAAATCAATATCAAATCCTTTATATTGAAATGGAGATACTCCAGGTCTACCATCTGGAAGACTAGTTTGATCCATACTTCTATTAAGTCTTATTTGTTCGTGATGTTGCTCTGTTTCTAGTTTATGTCTTAATGTTCCCTTGTGAGTTGAAGGGCCTTTCATTTTGAATCCCATATTATCGGTCTTTGTCTTTAATCATATCATCTATAGCTTTATTATAAACTTTATCTGTATATGATTTGTTATTGTAAAATATACTTCTTTCTGATGTTGGTAAATCTTCTTCACCTAAAAGTATTCTATAAATTCTAGTTATCATTTGAGAGCATTTAAACGAAGTTTTAAATATAGAGTATGTGATAGTGGTTCTATTGCGGTGTCTCCAAGTTTCTATCCAACCATCTCTTCTTAATCTCTCCCATCTGTTTTTGTCCCATGAATAAGTATAAACTCCATCCATAAAATCTTTTCGTGTAAATCTTTCTTTACAATCTAAATAAATTAATAATTCTAAATCTGCATCTTTTAACCCGTAAGTTTTACAGACCCACTTTCTAGTGAGCCTGTAATACTTAAGGATATTCATTTCACGCAGATTCTGCGCGGATAATCTCAACTATTAAAAGTCTAAAGATGTACCTAATGATATAGCTAAAGCAGTAATAAAACTAAGATTACCGTAGTATATCGAGTTATCTAAATCAACAACGTCTGTCATACCATTTATATGAGCAGTAGCGTTAGCGCATTCAGCTATAGCCTTAGCTATTTCTCTTACTCTGTGTCCAGAAGTTGTTGTTTTATCGTCATGTGTAAATACTATTTTATCTATTGAACCACTAAGATCCGCATAGTACATAGCTGTTGTAGTAACAGTTACAGGAACGATACTTTTTATGTTTTCTGCTAAAACAGCAACTGACTCGCCCGTGGCGTTAGCTCCATTACCATCTGCAAAATATAAGAATTTTTTCATTTTTTTATTTTTTAAAAGTTAGTAATTATGCTACTGGTAATTTAGCACCTTTAAACGTTAGCATAAACGCTCCAGCCGTCCAAGTATTAGCACCTGTATGAGTTGCGCCTTCTAACAAATAGAAGTAATCACCACCACTTATAGTTTGAACAGCAGCGGTAGTTAATATTTGTGTTTCTCCAGCTGTCCAAGTACCAGCGTCTAATAATTGAGTATAACCATTACCATCGTCGTTATAGCCTCCAGTTGAAGCCGAAGTACAAGCTAAGTTAATATCAGTAAGATTATTAGAATCCGAAGCAGGTAATTCAAGACATGTCATTTCTACTTCATAAAGAACACCCATTTCATTAACCACGTGTTTAAGAAAGTATGCGTCTGGAGTTCCAGAAGCAATACCAATAACATCATCAGCATCACTAACACCTCCAAGTCCTGTTAAATCAATTTTAACCGTCGTTACTATAGTGTCTGCAACCATAGTTCTAGAATATTGTGGTGCTCCAGGTGCACCAGTTCCAGTAGACACCATACCTGCACCATAGCTAGTAGATAAAGTTGTTCCACCTGAAACACCAGTGATAGCTCCAGTTTCTCCTGAAACTTCTTTAATTGTAACAGCACTAACTCCAAGACCATTAAAAACTGGGTTAATAAATTCGTCTTTTGTTGTAGCTGTACCTGTTTCACCATCAAATACTCTAATAAATTGTCCTTCTTGAGGATTTGCGTTTACACAAGCCATAAAAGCTCTCATTACATCTTTTTGCTTTCCAGCTGTATGAGTAAATTTTACTCGATGAGCACCTTCACCTGATGCATCTCTAAATTTAAATTCAGTTGCACCTGACATAGGATCTGCCCCAATAAAACTACTTGCAGGCACGCATAGTGCTTCTGATGTTCCATCGTCACCAGTTTCTACTACTGCTTCTGCAAAATACAAGAAATTTTCCATAATTTTTGTTTTTGTTTAATTAATAATTTGTTTTGTTTTTAAGTTTAAGGTTTGATGGTCTTGGTTTAGGTATCAATTAATACCACGTCGCCTGAGCGAATAACGCGGTATAATATACTTTTGTGTTGTATATCATGTCCAGCGTGTTTATCATAATATACAATGTCTTTTTCTTTTATTCCTTCAACTAGGTTACCTATTGAAATAACATCGGCTTTTATATATCTATTGTCAACATCTGTATCATCTGTTACAATTAGACCACCAACCTTTTTAGGTCCTGTTTTTATGTTTTTTACGATTATATAGTGATTAACTGCTTTCATTCATTCTCATATTTGAAATTACACAATCAGCTGATATAATTGTTGATACTACACTGGCAGCATTTTTAAGTGCTGATTTAGTTACAAGTACTGGATCTATAATTCCTGAATCAATCATATCAACTGATTCTCCAGTTACTACATCTACACCTAATCCTTTTTCAGGTCTTAATCCTACCTGTTCTAAACCAGCGTTTGCTAATATAGTATGAAAAGGAGCTTTTATAGATTTTAAAAGAACTTCTTCACCTACATTTGTAGGTTCAATCTTTTGAGCGGCGTTCAAAAGGGCGACCCCGCCACCAGGGACGATCCCTTCTTTTAACGCGGCTTTGGTAGCATAGATGGCATCCTCTACCCTGTCTTTCTTTTCTTTCATCTCAACTTTAGAATTAGCACCTACTTTCACCATACCTATACTCCCTGACAACATTGCTAATCTTTGTTGATGTTTTTTCTTTATAAATGGATTTTTATCCTCTTTATCAATTAACTTTTGTATATTGTTAATTCTTTCTTTTAATTTTTCTTCTGGTGGATCAATAGTTAATACTGTATTGTTTTCATCAGTTATCGCGGTATGTACTTCACCTAAACATCCTACATCTAATAAATCTAAATCATCACCTAAGTTTTCGTTCATAATAGTTGCACCAACTAAAAACGCTAAATCTTCACATGTATCTTGTTTAGTAGGGCCAAAACCAGGTAAGTTAACAACATTAACTTTAATATTACCTTTTACCTTGTTCATAATAAGAGCAGCTTTAACTTGTTCAGCTATAGGCGCTACAATCAATAAAGATCTGTTATTTTTTATAACATGCTCGAGTATATCTTGTACTTTTCTTATATTTGGTACTTCTGAAGTAATAATTAATACTAATGGGTTATCAAGCTCACAAATATGCTTGTCCTTATCGGTAACGAAATGTGGAGATGTGAGTCCTGAATCTATCTGCACGCCATCAACAACCTCAACGTATGTTTCTTCAGTTGGAGACTCTTCCATTAATACCACACCGTCTTTACCTACTTTAGTATAAGCTTCCGCTATAATCTTTCCTAGTTCCGCATCATTATTACAACTTATTGAACTAACAGATTCCAGCATATCGCCCTCGATCTTTACAGAAACTTCATTGAGGTAATTATTTATTTTAACGAGACCAGATTGTATTCCATCTTTTATCTCTCTAATAGTTGCGTCTTTTTCACAACTATTAACTTCTTTTAATAAAGATTCAGCGAGGACAGTAGCTGTTGTAGTACCGTCACCCGCTTCTCTTACTGTGTTTCGGGCTGCTTCTTTAATTAAAGTAGCGCCCATATTTTCAACCGGGTCGAATAAGACTACAGATTCTGCTACTGTAACGCCGTCTTTTGTTATAACCGGGTTGCCTCTTGCATCTTCGTAAATTACACATTTACCAGATGCTCCTAAGGTGGATTTTACCGCTTTTGCAAGTTTTTCTACACCTACAATTACTTTATTTTTTGCGTTATCGCCAAAGCTCACGTCTTTAACGATCAAACTAGGTTGATTGTATTCCATATTAAATTAAATTTGATTAAATTGTACTTCTATTCGAATGTTTTTACAACTTTTGGGCCTTTTGTAGCCTCTAATTTCTTCAAGAAATGGTCAACGCTTCCGTCAATTGCTGCTTCAGCGCCTTCTATGGTCTCTCTTCGTGTAACATCGTGCCAATTTTTCGGATTTTCTGGATCAGAACACTCCGTTTGGTAAAATCCGTTCGGTAATTGTGTGATTCTCCAGTTCTTTTTGTCAGCTAGATGTGTCCACTGGTTAATAGTTTTTTCATTCGGTTTTTGGTTGCTAGTATAAGTACTAGTCTTGTAGTATAAATAAGTCATTTTTTTGGTTTTTTTTGGTTAATAACTTGGTTCTAGGGTGTTTCCCTATGTTTTTATTTTTTAAAAATAGATTTTGTATTTTTCTTAGCATCCGCCATAAAAGACTTTTGGTCTTTATGTACTTTACCACCACTCTTTTTTCTTCCAGCAATTGATGCTTTAATTCCTTTTTTAATTAACCTACCAGCTGCAAATCCTGGGTGGTACTTATAAAACCAATCCGGCATGTCTGGTAAGTCTCTAAGTTTTTTTGCTGGAGAAGGCTTCTCATTTCCAAATCCTGAGAATCCTTTCATTTTAAACGGAGTATAATCGCTCATAATATTTATTTTTTTGCTATTTTCTTTGATTTTTTCTTTTTATCGTGCATCGCAACCGCGCCTTTATAGCCATGAATTATGTCTACTCCAGGATATCTTTTGTCCCACTTCTTTCCTGGAAAAGCTTCTCCTTTAGTAGATAACGCACCTTTAACCGCTCCTTTTACTCCAGCTTTAATTCTTTTAAGATCAAGTTTATTTGGAGATTTTTTCTTAGGTTTTTTCATACCTCTTTCTTCATATTCACTAGCTGGAATATCTTCTGGTTTTCTAAACTCATCAGTTCCTTCCCAAGTAGGCTCTCGTCTTTCAGGTTTTAACGGCTTAGGTCTAGATGGTTTTTTAGCTTTTTTAGGTAGCTTCATTTGCCCAGCGTCACCTCGTTTTGATTTCTTTTTAGCTAATATTTTTTTATCTACTTCGTATTCAGCTTGCGCATCTTCTAATTGACCGTGTGCAGATGTTGTAGATTTTTTAGCCTCTTTCTTCTTCTTCTTTTTCTTTGGATTATATTCACCAGTTGTAGCACCATCTTTCATCATTCTATCAGCATCAGCTGGGGTAAAACCTTCACTAATATAATCTTCTTTGGTTTTTTTATGCCCTTTAGCATGCATTTTATTTGGAGAACTTTTGTGGAAGTGCATTCTATTTTTAGCACCATCCTTCATTACTTTAGGTGTTTTGATATTTGTATCTTTACCTTGAGCATCTTCTTGCTTCTCTATATTAGAATCAAAGTTTTTATATCCATGATAACCTTGTCTTTTTGCATAAGGAGTACCGTCTTTTTGAGCTTTAACAGTATCTTTATAAGGTGGACGCATAAAACCTTCGCCTACACGATCTTTAGCTTGTTGTTTTTTATTTGCTTCCGCAGCTCTTTTCTTAAAAGCCTCGTGCTGTGCTCTTCTGTGAGCATCCGTACCATCATGTATAGATGGCCCTTTCATTTTAAATCCCATATCTATATATATTAATGATTACTGAATTGGTCTACCCATTGCGCTTGAAACACCTTTATGAATCTCAGCGTCTCTTGCATCTTTTTGTTTAGATCTTCCCATTAAACCTTTACCAACAGCTTTTGCAGCAGTTAGTAACCATTTATTTGGAGTTCCTTTTTTATCTACTTTAAGACCTCCTCCTTTACCTTCGTACTTGCCTTCTCCCGTTATAGCTTTAAATTTTCTTTTTGCTTTTCTCATTGCTTCTCTTTTAGCCTTTTGAGCGGCAAGTTCTTCTAAAGATTGCTTTTTAAGACCACCTCTTCCAGTAGATTTACCTTCTCCTGTTATAGCTTTAGTCATTCTTTCTGATTTTCTTTTAGCTTGTTGTTTAGCAAGTTCTTCTAAAGATTGTTTTTTAAGACCTGTGCCTCGTTTCATCATTTGGGTTTTTTTGATATTAGCTTCTTTAGAAGGTTTACGTCTCTTCTTATCAACTTTAAGACCACCGCCTTCACCTTCCCATTTTCCTCCTCCTTCTATAGCTTGAAACTTTTTCTTCGCTTCTTCTTTCTTCTGCCATTCTGTCTTTCTTGGCGCTCTTCCTGATTTAGTATCAAGTTTAGCTGGAGACTCTGGTTTTGCTGGTCCTGCTATTCCTTCTGCTTTACCTTCAGAAAATGCACCTTTTACTTTGTCAACAGCTCCTTTTACTTTACCAGCTACTTTACCTACACCTTTAGCTATTTTTGAAACAGCTCCTATAATTGGAACTGGTGAGTTTTGTGCTTCTTCAGCCATTTTTAACGCTGATCTATGACCAGATGTTCCTTGTATTGTCCCTAATTTGGCAGGACTACCTTTCATTTTAAATCCCATAATTAATTATTTATTTGATGCATGTCTACATCGATGTCGTTATAATTCACTTTATAATAACCCGATGAGTCCATTGTTACTGCACTAGGGTTAATTTCTAATAGATCCTGCGCCATCGCGCCACTGTATCTATTATTACTACCTATATAATTAAATTCATATATTGGAATTCCAGATGGTGAAACTCCTGTTTTTTGTATTTTTTCTTTAAGCCTTACATCAGAGAATAAACCTCGTATCATACCTCCAGGTCCTCCAGGTCTAACTCTACCTTTTGCAAAGAATTTTCCTAATTTTCCAAGTTTAGGTCTAGTGTGAGATTCAGGACCATGCTTAGGAACAGCTCCTGCTGTTTCTTCAGCCCCTGCTTCAGCCCCTTCAGCTGCTGCTGCCGCATCTTCTGCTGCTGCGTCTTCTGCTGTTGCATCTTCTTCTGGTGCTGCTGCTTCTGCTGCTTTTTCTGCTTTTCTAGCTCTTATTTTCTCTATCATAGCCTTCACTTTTGGATTACGTCCCATTATTCCAGTTAAAAAACCTCCACCAGCTGCTCCACCCATTCTTCCTATTGCTCCAAAAAACTTAGCTGGTGATTTAACATCAGCCGTTGGTTTTTTCGGTGCTTCTGGATATCCTACTCCAAATTCTCCGTAATTTTTCTTCATTGGTGAGTTACCGTAGTCCTTTGCTTTCATTCTAAATGGGGAATATCCCATTGGTGAGTTCTTTTTAGGTGGTCTCCCAACCTGTGATCCGTATGTTCCTTTTCCTTGTGGCATAATTATTCTTTTTATATATTGCTCATAATTTCTATTATCACATGCAAAAGTAGGTTTTTACAAGTGAATAGCAAAAAATATCACAAAGCGTGACAATTGCCTATTACTCTTATCTCTAATAACCTATCTCTACCCCTAGATATTACGCTAGTAATATCCTTAGATAGAGAGCAAAAATACGATAATTAAAATTGCTATATATATGATTGGTGATATATCTATTCTTTTTGATTCCATAACCTCATAATCACGAGGTGAAAAAGTACATTTAATAAATATAGTATTAACAAATTGCTAATTGTGACATTAGCTTGCTACTAGGTATATATTAACTACCTATTGTCATATAAAAAAAGTATTATAAATTTTGGGGTAAAGTGTAGCTCCCCCCTCCAGGGCGGCTCCCCCCTCCTGGGAAAACCGCATTATTTCAATGGCCCCTGCCTATTTTTCACGATTTACCGACATTTTCATTGTCGTTTTCGTTACAATCATATTATCCATTGCTTTCCGTATTTATATTGTATTTATTTTTACAATGCAAATACATATACATTTGGATAATAATAATGTAAGAAATAAATAAATAAATAAAACATTTAACATGAGAAAATTTAAACACACAAACATTATGGAATTAGTAGCAAGTGGAATATATATAGTAGGATTTTTAGCAATATTCACATTCACAATAATAACTGCAATTAATCATTAATGAATTGATGAATTGGCGAGTGCGGGCAGTGGCAGTGGTGGCTAAACTAATGAATAAACAAAGTATATACTTTTATACAAAGCAAATACAACACTAAATGGATAATATAAATAGAAAATAAATAATAACTTAAATAAATAATAAAATGAAATTAAATTCTAAAAGATTTGTGATAAGAAAATCACTAATAGGTAAAAACGCAGTAATAACAGTAAACTTCAAAAATGGTAAATCTGCTACTTATAATCACGATAAAGTATTTGAAGTAATGAAAAGTAAACTTGAGCAAATGCCATGTTTCCAAAAGTATAAAAGTTATACTGCAAGTAATAATGTTCCAGTAATTGCGAGAGAAATCTGTGAATAATTATTAATAAAATTGAGAAGTTTTAACTATGCGTGAAGTGCTGATTAGCGTGTAGTGTCTCGAGACGTAGTTGAGTTATCGCCTTAGCGTCTTATAAAAAATGCGAGCAAGCGGTTATGGTAGTCTTGGAGTTTGGTGAGTTCGATTCTCACACTACTACTAAAATGTTTAACAATTAAAATATAAAATTATGAAAGTAATCTGTAAAAAAACTGGTAAAGACGTTACTAGTAAAGTTATAAAATCAATAGAAAAATCTTTATTAAATAAAGGTATTAAAGTGATAAGTAAATCTCCATACAGAGATGAGAATGGTAATTTTATAATATAAATATAATTATGTCAAGAAAAATAATAATAAATAAATACGAAGGTAATACTCATTATAGTATTCATATAGTAGATAAGTACAATCAAGAGCATCATATTGGTTATGAGCATAAATTAGATAATAGTATTTTAGCTAAAATTGAGCAACAAGCGTGTGATATTTGGGCAAATGAAGTGGAACGAGAAGTATCTTCACTTGACAAAGCAATAGCAGAATGTGTAAAAATAGACGAAGAACGTGGTAAAGAACCACTATTAGATTAATAAATATGAATAAAATAGAGAAAGATTGGACAGAATTTGATGAGTGGATGGAAAAACTTATTAAAAAAAATGGAACTACAAATTATTAAATTATGTTTGGGTGGATGGTAATAGGAATGATAGTGTTAACTATGATAAAATACATACGAGATAGTGAATAAATTAACAAACAAACAAAAAAGAGGAGTCAAAAGGCGAGTAGATCTCGAGCAAGGTGTGAGACCACCCGGCTCCTCTGTGTTTGTTAATAAAAAGAAATATACAAGAAAAAATAAACATAAAAATACAAACCAAATACAATCACTAATGGATAATAATATTAAATAAATAAAATATGAACACAATAAAACATTTAAAAGAAGATAAAATAGAGTTAAACGGTATAGTATATAAACCATATAAAATATGTGAATTACCATCTAGTTTTGGAATAGAAATACTTGATTGGATAAATTATAAAGGATATACTTACATAGCAGAATAAAATTATGAGTAAATTAAACGAAGACAAATACATAGGTGATACAAGATACGAGAAAGTATTAGAGCAAATGCAACTACTTGGTATTGAAGATATTACAACTTATAGACAAGATAAAAACGGTACAATAGTATGGCGATTACCAATCAAAAATGAGTGGGGTGGAAAACTTATTGAAGTAGCTAGTTTTAAAACTGGTTATGTACGTAATCAAAATAGTGGATATAGTAATTACCAATTAAACAAACAGGTTGATGGTGAACCAAGATATTATAAACTATCTAACGGTGATTATAGAAAATATGTAGGCAAAGAGCGTGTACTAATACCAATAGAAATAGATAGATTAGAATACTTAATAAGCTATTGTCTCAAAAACTATTACATAAAACGAGCTAATCAAGTAGTAGATGGTGAATATATACCTAAATGGAGATATGAGCAGAAATGTAATGAGTGTGAGAACAATCGTAAAGCACCTGAAATAGATATAATAATAGATGGACAAAGATATGAAGTAATATGAGAAAAATAATAGAATTTTTTATAAGAGATAATAATAAATTAGAAAAAAACTTAGAAGAATATGCCAAAAAAGAGAAAATTGAACAGCAAAAATCCAAAATACTGGGACAAAAGCCAGTTAAACGAAAAACCAATAAAGAAAAAAATACTATATTGCGAGACTAAAGGCGTTAAAGTATATGGTGTTTGGTATGAAAATTAATACGAGGTGAGGGTGGTAACGTATTAGGTACAATTTAAAATACCACGATACAAACGGCGGGATAAAGCAAGTTCCGAAACTCGGCTCACCGAAACTCGGAGAAGAACCACACCTGCCCGACCTCGTTTTATTACAAACTAAATACGACAAGAATTGGATAATAATAACAAATAAAATTAAATAATATGTCAGAAAACAAAGAACTGTTAGAAGCTACAGTAAAAGGCTTACAAGAGAAAATAAGTCAATTAAATATGGACTTAAAAGCTAAACAACAAGAATTAGAAGATGTTAATAAACCAGAAATAACAGCGTTACAATTAGATATTGTAAACGATGCGGTTGATAGCGCATTAGGTAATTATGACCTTGATTGTGGTATGTTTGATTATGAGTTTAACTTAGATTATGACAACAAAATAGAACTTAGTAGTTTAACTTTCACTGATACATATGAATTAGTAGAAGCAATAGTAAAAAATATTGAAAAACAATTTAAAGTAATAGAAGATGAGACAAATCAATAAACAAAAAGTAAAAGATTATTTTGCTTCACGAACAGATGAAAAATTAAGACATTGTCCTGATTGCTTAGCTTGTGCTTGTAATGATGCAGTTAGAAGATTTAGTCACAAAAACGCTTTAGATTTCTTAAAACTACTATGTTTTAACGACCCAATACCATCATTACACACACATAATTATGGATTTCATACCGCAACAGGTAGAAATATTATAAATACAACAGTGGAATATTATCATAAATATTATAATTTAGAGATATGACAGTAGAATTATTTGCAGGAATATTCCTAGGTATTATATTTATATGTTTATTTGAAGTAATTTTCACACAAATACCATATGATAAAGAATTTAAAAAACTAAAAAAGAAAAAAGATGAACATAAAGATTAAACAAAAATTACCTAAATGGTTCAATGGTGAACTATATAAAGAAGGAGGTACTGTACGGAACAGATTTTCCGGAGAAGAATATGAGCTAAACAATATAGAGTTATCTATGTATGACTTTATAATAGGCGCAACTATGGTTGCTGAAATGGGTATATTTAACACACCACATCATATACAAGAACTTAGAAAAGGTCTTGATTGGTTTAGAAAGCATAACGCTGAAGCTTATATGGTATTATTAGATTAAATTATGAGTACAAGAGCACAAATTAGATTCGCTACACGTGAAGAAGGAGTAACGTTTAACGAGCATCCAAAACAAATCCACGCACAATTTTATAAACATAGCGATGGTTATCCTGAAGGATTAGGAGTAGATATAGCTGAGTCATTATTAGATTCAACTAAAATAACTAATTGGGAAATAGAACATTTAGACACTAAACACAGTGATTTAGAATATATATATTATATATGGCAGAAACCACAAGCAGAAGCTTGGATAAGTATATTTGAAGTACGACCATTTGTAGATCAAATTGGTGAATGTATATTCGTAGGAAGAGCAGATAAATTAATAGGTAAATACAAACAAAATACAGACTATGACGGATAATAAAAGGGTAACAAACAAACAAATACTTGAGGTATTAAAAGAATTAAGAATGAATGATGCTGAGCTTAACGCATTGGCTATCAAAGTAGTAAGTAGAATGGTTAAATTAAAATCTATGGAAGATTGGTTTAATCACGCTAGTCAATCAAACTTAGCTTGGGGATTAGCTTATAAGGATTTAGAGTTAACCGAAGAAGAAGATGCTTTAGGTGAAGCAGCTAAATTAATGACGCTTATGAATATATTTCAAGAGAATGAAGAGTATGAAAAATGTGCTATCATTAAAGACAGAATGAACGAGGTAAATAGAATATTAAAAAAGAAAAACAAATGATGAAAAAGAAACCAATGCTAGCTTATCCAGTAAGCGACAAACCAATTAACTATAATGATAAAATATTTATGCAACCAAAACTTGATGGTGTTAGGTGTTTAATACAAGCTGAAAAACTACCATTTGATATGGGTTATGATGTTGTAGCATATTCACGAACAGGTAAACAATGGAAAAATATAGATCATATACTATTTAATCTTAAACCTTGGTTTGCTCTTAACCCTAATGCTATATTAGATGGTGAATTGTATAATCATGATCTAAAAGACAATTTTGAAAAGATTATATCGTTAGTCAGAAAAACAAAACCAACAGACGAGGACCGTTTAGAATCATCTAAGATGGTACAATTTCATTGTTATGATACAATCGATGAAACTAAAACATTTGAAGAACGTAAAACTTTTATCACACAAGCTGTACCTCGCAATCACTGTGTAAAACACGTGCCTACTGTATACTGTGCTAGTGATGACGATGCTAAGGCTTTTCACAAAAGTCATTTATCAGCTGGTTACGAAGGTTCTATTTTGCGTACTAATGACACGTATAAATGTGGTAGATCATGGAATCTACGTAAGTTTAAAGACTTTCATGATACTGAAGCCTTATTACTTGATTGGGTTGAGGGTAAAGGTAAACGTAAAGGTACTATAGGTAAATTTATGGCTCAAGATTTTGAAGGTAATATATTTGGTATGCCAGTTATGGATAAGTTCAAATATCTTCAAGATAATTTTGAAGTAATGAAAGGATATGTAGGTAAAACAGCTACGTTCACATACTTTGAACGAACTAACGCTGGTAGTTATAGACACCCATTATTTAAATGTATTAGAGATTATGAATAAAGAATTAAAAGAAAGAATTAGAATATGGAATGAAATAAAATATCCTAATGATAACGAAACAAGAATTGTTTTTACAACATTAAAACCACAGGGGACTGTGACAACAGCCCCTAATATAAAAGAGTAATAAGCTAATGTCACACAAGAGAAACCTTAAGTATTTAAACGATCACCGCATCGTATACCGTAGAAAACCAATAACAGATATACCAGATCAAGAGAATGAAGTATATATGTTTTATTTAAATGGTACATATGAATGTTATGAACTATTTAGATCTTCCGCTAAAATAACTACGTATAAATCTCTTAAGTGGCATTTGCTTGTGCTTTGGTATCTTAATCCAAAACTAGATCAAGACGATTTTTTAAGATTAGCAGAAATTATATGTCACAAAGCAAATGGATTTATTAGTTTTAACATACATGATGAGTTGTTACGTAAAATAGTATATGAAGTATCAATGTTAGATTTAGATGAACCACCTAAAAATAAACTACGTAAAGTTATATTTAAACCAAATAACCGTATGAGTAAAGAAGAAAAATTACGTATTGTGGGTGAGTTAATAGGTAGATCAAAACGCATACACGCAGACGACATATATCAATGCATGTTAGATTTAAATGATTGGGGTAAGAAAATTACTATAGGAAAAATAGCAGGTTTGTTAAACTGTTCAAGTAGAACCATACATAGAAATATGTGTGAAGAATTAAAACGAGAAAAAGAATTATTAAACCAACAACTATAAAAATGAAACACTATAATATACAAAACTATATAAGATATAAAGAAGATCTTGAAGCCACATTAAAAAGATTAAAGAAAAAAGACTATCATGAATATACTAGAGATGAATTAGTAACTACGTTTTTACCTTTAGTAGAAAATATAGCTAGAAAATTTGCAACATCTCAACAAGCATCAGGAGTTATGGCTATAACAGATTTAATACAAGAAGGAAGTTTAAACTTAATAAAAGCAACAGATCGCATCGATTGGGATATGATAAATGATTCTGACGATAAAGAAAAAACAATGAAATCATTTCTATCTAAAAGAATTAAAGGAGGAATACGAAGAGCTATAGATATAAATAGAGGACAAATGAGATTGCCAGAACACGTAACAAATAGCATACGTAAAAACTTTGGTAAAGATAAAAAAGCTGTAGCAATGTTTTTTAATAGTATATTTTTAAGTATTGATGCCGTAAGAGATGAAGATGATACTCTTTATCAAATTGAAGATAAATCAGAACCATATAATCAAGAGTTTTTAAATATGTATTTAACCTCTTTATTAAAACAACATTTAAATGATAAAGAATTTCACGTGTTAAGACTGAGTTACGGTTTAGATTGTGATAAGCATTCTGCGAATGAAATAGCTAAATATTTAGATATAGAAGGATCAGCTGCTTATGTAAGAGTTTCGCAATTAAAAAAGCAAGCAGTACAAAAACTTATAGAGAATGTAGACCACTCACAAGTGATTGATTATCTGTAAGTTAGAACAAGTGAAAAATGTAAATTTAATAAAAAACGTGTAATTATATATACACACCAAAAGACCAAATTATGAAAGAATTAAACCAAAAACTAGCAGTCATACAGACTAAGCTAAAAGCAAAAAAATCGAGTTACAACTCGTTCGGTAAGTATTACTTCCGTAAATCAGAGGATATCCTCGAGGCTATAAAGCCTTTCTTAATCGAACAAGGCGTCACTGTTACAATCAATGAAGAGATCATTGGTACAGACCCTGTTCCAACAATTCAATCAACAGCAACTATATCAGATGGCGAAAATGCTATACACGCGACCGCTCTAGTAGGTGTAGACCTTAATCAAAAAGGTATGCAAACCGCTCAACAGTTTGGTGCGGCATCAACTTACGGTAAGAAATATGCCTTGGGTAACCTATTACTTATTGACGATACCGAAGATGCGGATTCTCAAAAACCATCTAAAGCTGTAGATAAAATTAAACAAGCTGCTAAACCAAATATAACAGCTGAACAACTACAAAAAGCTAGAGAATATGTAGCTGCTGGTGGTAAGATAGAAGCTATTGAATCTAAATATAAACTTACAAATGAACAAAGAAAAGATATTACAAAAGCTACAAAATGATGAAGACTATTATGGTGAATTTGGTAATCAGTTCCTATCTAACTCCCATGTTGGTAGATTATTAAAAGATCCGTTAAATGTCTTCAAACCAAGTAAACCATCTCCAGCGTTTTTAGTTGGTGGGTATTTCCACACTTGTATATTAGAACCAAATAAAATAGACAAGTATAAAGTTGTTAAGTCAACCACAAGAAATACTAAAGAATATAAAGATATATCAGGTGGTGAACTGTGTTTACTACAACACGAAGTAGACGCAATTGAATTGATGAGAGAGAAAGTTATGGCTAACGATATATGTAAAGATCTTATTACGTTAGGTAATGTAGAATATGAAGTTCCAATGATTACAGAATTGTTTAGTAACAAGTGGAAAGGCAAAGCAGATATTGTTAATCATGATGAAAAGTTAATTATTGATTTAAAAACAACAGCAGACATTGAGAAGTTTAAATGGTCAGCGACTAAATTTAACTATGATTCACAAGCTTATATTTATAGTAAATTATTTGGATATGAGATGTTGTTTATAGTTATTGATAAAACAACACATCAATTAGGTGTGTTTGATTGTTCACCACAATTTTATGAACGTGGAGAAGATAAGGTGCGTAGAGCAAGTGAAGCTTATGACTTGTTTTATAAGACCAAGGACTTTGATCCTAAACAGTATTTCATAAGTAAAACCCTTTAAACCAAAATTATGGCAAAAACTAAATCAAGAGTATGCTCGGTAACAGGATTAAAAACTAGTGTTAATAATTTTTACGCAAATCAAAACCATGTAAAAGCTGTAGATAATATTAGAAGAAATACTGGTGCTACCAAAGAGCAATTAACAAGAATGTTTAACCAAATAAATAATTATTAATTATGGCAAGTATTATTAAAACAAGTATTAATCTAAATAATATACCTAAAGATAAAATCTTTGTAGGTAAAAAAGGTAAATACTTACCAATTACAATTACTTTGAACGACGAAACAGATCAGTTTGGTAATCAAGGACCTGTAGTTGTAGAACAAACTAAGGAAGAAAGAGATGCTAAAGCACCTAAAACTTACCTTGGTAATGTAAAAGTGGTTTGGACTAACGGTCAAAATGTTGACACCGCTCCAAGAGATAATAACTCAGCTCCAGCACCTGCTCCTGCCGCTGCTGAAGAAGACCTACCATTTTAGATGAGTGTAGAAGAGATCAATGGATTCTTGGTTGATAAATTCAATCAACATAACCTAAAAGAAGGTGCAACGCAGGGGATTTGTCCCCTGTGTTCATCTGATAGGAAACCCAAAAATCAAAAAGCTAAGTGTGCTTCATATGATTGGGAACGTGGTCTCGGGACTTGTCATAACTGTGATACAACATTTCAACTTCATACTTATCAACGCAAGGGCGCAAGTGAGAAGGTTTATATTAGACCTGATGAACCCGCCAACTTTAACGAGGTAAGTACGAATGTTGAAACATGGTTTGGTACAAGGGGAATTTCTAAGAAAACGTTGCGAGATTTACGAGTAACAGAGGGTAAAGAATTCATGCCTCAAACAGGCAAATCGGAAAACACTATTCAATTTAATTATTTCATGGGTGATCAATTGATTAACGTGAAATATAGAGATGGTAGAAAGAATTTCAAATTATACAAAGGCGCAGAAAAAGTATTTTATAATATTAATAGTATTGTAGGTTATGATTGGTGTGTTATTGTAGAAGGTGAAATGGATGTATTAGCCTTGCACGAAGCAGGTATTAAGAATGCGATATCAGTTCCTAACGGAGCTACATTGAATTCAAATAACTTAGATTATTTAGATAATTGTATTGATTATCTTGAAGATAAAACTAAGATAATATTAGCGGTAGATGCTGATGAACCGGGTCAAGCTCTTAAACAAGAGTTTGTTAGAAGACTTGGTGCTGAAGTTTGCTACTTAGTAGATTTTAATGGAGAAAAAGATGCGAATGAATATTTAATAGAACACGGGCACGAAGCATTGCGAAATGTTATAAATACAGCAACTCAAGTACCATTAGAAGGAGTAACAACATTAAATGATATACAAGATGAAGTTAAAGAATTTGTTAAAAACGGTTTTAAACCAGGATATCAAGTTGGGCTTTCTAACTTTGATAAAATATTTAGTACATATACTGGTCAGTTTATTACTGTCACTGGTATTCCTAGTAGTGGTAAGTCTGATTTCGTTGATCAAATGGTTGTGGGATATAACAACTTATATGGCTGGAAAACTGCTTTTGCTAGTCCAGAAAATCAACCGACATATCTTCACGCTCACAAATTAATGCGTAAGACATGGCAAGGCATGCCAGGTGTAGGGGACATAGGGGGAAACAAGTGGAAACAAGTAGCAGACAAAGTTAATGATAATTATTTCTTTATAGATATGGATAGATATACTTTAGAATCTGTATTACGTAAAGGAGCAGAGTTAGTAAAACGTAAAGGTATTAAATGTTTAGTTATTGATCCTTATAATAAAGTTAGAGATATAGATTGTAAAACAGAGGATGTTAATCGTTATACAATGGAATATTTAACTAAAATAGAAATGTTTGCTAAAAAGTATGATGTGTTAGTATTTATTGTAGCACACCCAACTAAAATGTATAAAGGAAATGATGGAAAAATTGAAGAACCTACTATGTATAACATCAAGGGAGGTGGTGAATGGTACGACGCATCTTACCACGGTCTCTTGGTCCATAGAGATTACGAAGCTAAAAATACTAAGGTTAAGGTGCTCAAAGTTAAGTTTCAAAACTTGGGTGAAAATGGGGCTGAGTCTTACTTTACTTGGGAGCCTAAGTCTGGCAGTTTCGTACCGCAAGAATCTATTGTAGATGATGGACAAATGCCTTGGGAATCATAATGGCTTTTAGGAAATGGCAAAAATCACCTAGTAGAAGACCTCCTGAAAGAAGTTGGAGTAAAACTGAAATGAAAATTATAGGCTGGTGTTTAAATAAAAACATAGGTATAGGTATAAGCCCAGATTGGAAAGACGATATGAATAGATGGCAAATTGAAATAAATATAAATGGTAGTGTACATACAGATCCTAAAAGATATGACAACGACACTGTTTATAACAAAGTTAACGAATATTATAAATATTATTATGATAAACACAATAAACAACAAAGTCTTTAGAAACGCAAATGAAGCATATGAGTACTTACACGATCGTATATTACAAGACGGTGTAGATTTTGGAGATACTAAAGCTCTTTTTAATGTTGGGTTCTATATAACAGATCCTAAAGATAGAAAGATAATAAACAAAGAACGTAAATGGTCAGAAGATTATGCTGAAGCTGAATGGAAGTGGTATTTATCAGGCGACCCACACATAGGTACGTTAGGCGAAATATATGGCAAGATACCTGAAATATGGAAACGCATGGCGGATAAAAAGGGTTATGTTAATTCTAACTATGGTTATCAGTGGCAACGTAATACCCAATTAAACAAAGTATTTACCATGTTAAAGGCTAATCCTAGTACTAGACAAGCTTGTATATCCATATATGATGGTAAAGAAATTGACGATTATAGTTATGATACACCTTGTACTTACGCTATACAGTTTACAATATTACATGGTAGGCTTGACATGTGTGTTACGATGCGATCTAACGATCTTTGGTATGGTTTTTGTAATGATCAATATCAATTCTCTAAACTGCAAGAAATGGTCTCTAAAAAGTTAAATATTGAAACCGGTGTATATTATCATTTTGCACATAATATGCACTTATATAATGATAAAATATGACATATTACTTATATCACATACCAGGAAAAAAGGTTGGTGTAACAACTAACCTTGAAGAACGTGTTCATAAGCAACAAGGATATTATCCAGGTGAATACGAAATAATAGAAACATCTGATGATATAGATTTTATATCAATAGGTGAACAAATAATGCAAAAGTGCTACGGATACAAAGTAGACGAAGTACCTTATAATGAACTTAAATTTAATAAAAATATGAAAATAAACGTAACAGAACAAACAACAACGTTTCCATGTCCAGTAAATAAGTTAAAAGGACAGCTTATGGACAATAAAGGTATGACATGGGAAACAGAATTTGGTAAATGTATAATTACAGATAGCTCAATATCATGGATTATGAAAAATGTAAAAACCTCTATGTATAATGAAGAGCGTTGTTATGTGTATAACAAAGCTTTTGCTAGATATTTTGATAATAACGACCCATATAATGGTAAAACCACAACTGGTGGATTGTTTCCAGTTGGAGCAGATCATAGGCTTGAAAAAGAAGTAAAAAACCCAGGAACATATATTTCTCACTTTGATTTGATTAGAATGTGGGCTCAAGAGAGAGGATTATATGACAAAGGCGATCCTAAAACGCAAACATTAAAGTTAATGGAAGAAGCCGGTGAAATATGTAGAGCTGTACTTAAAGATGACAAAGCTGAAATTATAGATGGTATTGGCGATTGTGTGGTTGTATTAACAAATCTAGCTAAACTAGCTGACACAACTATCGAAGAATGTATTGAAGCTGCATATAACGAGATTAAAAATAGAACAGGTAAAATGAGTAACGGAACATTTAAAAAAGATTAATTATGAGTAGTAGAGAAATATATGACGGTATGGACGGTATCGTAGAAAGAAAGTCTTATGGGTTTAGAGATCCAGTAGTTAAAAACGTGGTTGATAAATTTATTGAAAGATCAAATACTGGTTATTCAAAATATGGATCAACATTAGATGATGAACGTAGACTTAAAATGAAAGATCTTCAGGGTTATTTAAATGATATACAAGAAGAATTAATGGATGCTATATTGTATATACAAACAGCACGAGAAGAACTTCGAGACTTATCTGAAGAAAGTTTAATTCAAAGATGTATAGATGACGACATTCAAGAAACGATATAAAAGAAAAAAGGGTCCTGTTAGATCTAAGAAAGTCACATTCGACGGGATTCAATTTGCTTCAGGTCTAGAAAAGTATATGTATGTAGCCTTAAAAAAAGCTAAAATAAAAGCTAAATACGAAGGAGAAACATATGTGCTACAAGAAGCATTTCAATTTAATGTTGATTCTTATGAAAGACAAAGTAACGGCAAAGGAGATATGGTTAATAGAGGTCAAAAAAAGATTTTAAATATCAAATATACTCCTGATTTTGTAAGTGATTCATTTATAATTGAATGCAAAGGTAGGGCAAATGAAAGTTTTCCAATTCGCTGGAAAATGTTTAAAAAATATGTTAATTGTAACTTAAAACATGTAACTTTATATAAACCTCAGAACCAAAAAGAATGTGACGAAGTAATTAAATTAATAACCAAAAATCTAAGAAATGAAAAATAATTGGGAATTAAGCTTCGGAACTTTTCCTGGCTTATTATTAGGCGTAAGGTCTTACGTTGAAAAATCAAAAACAAATCACGTAGTTTATTTATTATTCATAGATATTTGCTTAACTATATATAAAATTAAATAATGACAAAATTAAATAATAAAATACTTTCTGATATTACAGTGCATATGAAATATGCTAAATATATACCAGAAACAAATAAAAGAGAAAGCTGGGAGGAATTGGTAACAAGGAATAAAGAAATGCACCAAAAAAGATACCCAGAATTATATAATCAAATAGAAGAAGTTTATAGATATGTTTACAAGAAAAAAGTTTTACCAAGTATGCGCTCGCTTCAGTTTAGTGGCAAACCTATTGAAATCAGTCCGAACCGCCTGTACAACTGCAGCTACCTCCCTATCGATCATGTTGATAGTTTTAGTGAGTGTATGTTTCTTTTACTATCTGGTTGTGGCGTTGGTTATAGTGTTCAAAAGCATCATATCATTTCTCTTCCACACATAACAAAACCATTTGAAGGTAGAACCAGAAGATTTGTTATAGGGGATTCAATAGAGGGTTGGTCTGATAGTATTAAGGTTTTAATTAAGTCTTATTTAGGCTCTAAGAGATCATCTAAGATAAAGTTTGATTATTCTGATATTAGGCCTAAGGGAGCACGTCTCGTGACCTCAGGGGGAAAAGCCCCAGGACCACAACCATTAAAAGAATGTATTGTAAAAATAAAAGGAATATTAGAATCGAAAGAAGATGGAACACAGTTATCTACTCTTGAAGTCCATGATATTATTTGTCATATTGCTGACGCTGTACTCGCTGGCGGAATCAGACGAGCAGCATTAATAAGTTTATTTTCAGCTTATGATGAAGAAATGATATCATGTAAATCTGGATCTTGGTGGGAAAAGAATCCACAAAGAGGTAGAGCTAATAACTCAGCGGTTTTAATGAGACATAAAATAACAAAGGAATTTTTCTTAGATTTGTGGAAACGTATTGAATTATCCGGAGCTGGAGAGCCAGGAATATATTTTAATCATGATAAAGATTGGGGAACCAATCCTTGTTGTGAGATAGCTTTAAGGCCCTATCAGTTCTGTAACTTGTGTGAAGTTAATGTAAGTGACGTCACAAGCCAAGAAGACCTTAACGCTCGCGTTAAAGCCGCTGCATTCATTGGCACGCTTCAAGCGGGTTATACGGAATTCCACTATCTAAGAGAAATATGGCAAGAAACAACAGAGAAAGACGCGCTTATAGGTGTGTCAATGACAGGAATAGGGAGTGCCGCTGTGCTCCAGCTGGATATGAAGGCAGCTGCAAGTACAGTAAAACGAGAGAATACAAGAGTAGCAAAACTAATAGGAATAAACAAAGCGGCAAGAACAACATGTGTTAAACCCGCTGGAACAACTTCGTTAGTACTTGGTACATCTTCAGGTATTCACGCTTGGCACAACGATTATTATATTAGAAGACTTCGTGTAGGAAAGAACGAGGCTATATATAGTTATTTAAAAATAAATCATCCAGAATTAGTGAAAGATGAATATTTTAGACCACACGACACTGCTGTTATTGAAATACCACAATCAGCTCCAAAAGGTTCAATATTAAGAACTGAGTCTGCTTTTGACTTACTTAAAAGAGTTAAAAAAGTTGCTACAGAATGGGTTAAACCTGGACATAGAAAAGGATCTAATACCCACAATGTATCTGCAACAATAAGTTTAAAAGATGGCGACTGGAAAAAAGCTGGTGAATGGATGTGGAAAAACAGAGACTGTTATAATGGTTTATCAGTTCTACCATATGATGGTGGAACGTATACTCAAGCTCCTTTTGAAGATATAACTAAAAAAGAGTTTGAAAAAAGAGTTAAGTCTTTAAACGATATTGATTTATCTCGTGTTGTTGAAGAGACTGACGAAACAGATCTATCAGGTGAATTGGCTTGTGCCGGTGGAGTCTGTGAAATTACAAGCCTATAACTAAAACAATTATTATGAACAAATTATTTTTAACAATGATGTTAGCTTTTGTTACTACTTTTGCCTCGGCGCAATTTGTAGCGTTGACAACATTTAGTGAGGGTTCTGATTCAACTTGGAATGCTACGGACATGATTGGTATCGGTTATCAAGTAAACGAAAAATTGATGGTTGCCGCTACTATGGACGGAGAAGATAAGTATGAATTACTTGGACGTTATGATATACACCACGGTCTTTGGGCTACTTGTATATATAATTACGAAAAAGATTCAGAAGCTGAATTAAAAGATAAGTTAGACCTAGGTATTGGATATTCTTACAACGTATGGAGAAATTTATATGTTGATCCTAGCTATGTTATGTCTTTAAAAGAAGATGAAAATGGCGAAAGAGATGGAGAATTTAGATTAGGTGTATCTTATAAATTTTAAAGTATTAACTAAAACAAAAACGAAATGGAAAAAGTAATGAATTATTTTACAGGATTTTTTAGTGGATTAGTAGGCATTATGATGTCTATTGTACCAGTAACAATCCTATGGACACTATTAACAGGAACTACAATATTTAACATGGACATAATAGGAAACTTTATGGGAATGGTAAACGCGTTAGGTAATGCTGGTTTTGTAGGTTTATTAGCACTAGTATTTATCATGTATTTCTTTTTATGTGAAAGATGTGGTGTTCCAACAGACTGTAAAAAGTAATTAAATATAGTAACTTAAATTAAATTAAATTATGAGTTTTAATAAATTAGATTCTTTATACGATGAATTACAAGATACAGTTAATGACTGTCAATCTGATGTAACTAAATTTGTTGAAGGGAATAATTCCGCAGGAACGCGGGTAAGAAAAGCTATGCAAAAAGTAAAAGCATTAGCTCAAGAAGTTAGGATTGAAGTTCAAGATCAAAAGAATAAGCAATTCTAAATAATCTTAAATTAATAAAGGGAGCTTAACGGCTCCCTTTTTTTTTATGATTTTCTTCCTTTCCAGGCTGCTTTCGCAACTTTATATAATTTTTTAGCTTTACCGACAGGTAAAAATTCCATTGCAGCGCTCGTAGGCGTGCTTAAATCAGGTATAAAAGCTTTTGCTACTTTAGCCCCTAATGTTTTTGAAGTTTTTTCTTTAGAATAGTCAGCTTTTTTACTAAAATCAAAAGCTTTTTTCTTTTTCATTGGCGAATCTTTCGCAAATGCTCTTAATGGTGCGTTTCTCATTTTCATAATTATTTATTTTTAATATCCAAGGTCTGTTAAATCATTTTCTAAAACTACGGTTATATAGGTTTTGTCTGTTGAGGATGTTGGTCCAGTGCTTTGGTGTGTCATGCTTATACCTAACATATCCCATTTACTATAACCATATGTCGTTCCTAAATCACCAGTACTTCTAGTGTTGTTATCGTCATCTACGCTTTGCAATGGAGCAGCAACAGTTATATCACTTCCAATTTGAGTACTACCATTAACCTTTTTATTTTTAGGTCTTCTGTATATTTTATATACTATATTTTCAGATGTATATGTACCGTAATGAGCTCTAATTATTATTTCTCTAACATACCCACTTGTAGGCATTAAAAGAAGTGATTGTTCATTACCAAAGCTTGTTTTTTCTTCTGGTTGTGCAGATAAAGGTATAAAAGTCTCTGTGGTTCCTTGGTTATCCTTAAAGTTAGCAGAAATTACTTGTATTGATTTAGTTGGTCTATTTATTCTATCATCAATTGCGGCAGAGGTCATTAAACTAGTATCATTATCTGCAAATGATTCACCAGATGTTTGTATAGCTGTTACGTCTACACTATCAAGTATTAAACCGGTTGTTACTGATAAATCTCCAGAAACAGTAGTTAATGAATTAGCACCTAGCCCAATAACAGCATCAACTTCATTATTTTCACTACCACCTGTTAATATTAAGCCAGAACCTTGACCACCATCATGATTCGCTACTTGTAAAATTAGTTTTCCAGATTCTTCCCCAGCAGTCGCATCATGAACCTGTGTATATATTTGCCCGTATATTTGCAACGCGTCAGAATCGTCCATGCTCATAAACTTAAACAGCCCACAGAAATCATTATCTTGACCAGCCCCTCTATCTTTTATTAAACTAATACTAGCGCCATTTATATCATTTGTAGTGTTGGTCATTTGTAAAACAGGAGAAGATCCAGATGAATGACTCATAATAATACCAGTGTTATGAACTGAAAGAGTACTACCGGTAGATCCAGCCCCAATACTTGTTACCCCATTTAACGTTGAGATGTTTGGTTGTAATCCGTTCATTAATTGACCACTGTTATTCAAAGTCGCCGTGCTTCCCATTGTTAATGTTCCAGCGATAGTTGTTGTTGAAGCTGTTCCAGCCCCTATGGTTACATCAACCTCCCCGTCTGTAGCGTGTTCACCCTCTAGTACTAATCCAGCTGTTAATTGTGAAGACGAACTATTACTTTCCGCAACATAAAATGATAGTTTACCAGCCTCGTCACCATCAAGAGATTCAGAAACCGTACTCTGTATACTAGCAAAACTTGTTAATTCTTGGTTGGTATTATCTGCGTAAAATTGTATATCACCAATTAAATCACCATCTGCACCAGCAGCTCCTTTATCTTTTGTAAATCTTAATCTAGCTCCTAAATCACCAGAATGAGTATTTTTAATATTAAGTATAGGATCATTGTCATTTGGCGATGTAAAGTAAATAGCATCCGCTTCGTTGTAAATCGACCCAGCAGCATCTAAAGTAATATCACCATCAGCTTCTACTTCAAAATGAGCTGCAGTAGCATCATCGTCATTAGTTGCTATTTTAGTAGCACCGTGAGTTGTAGTCGCTATAGTACATTTATCACCAGCATCTTCGGGTGAATATATCTGAAAAGTAGCAGTATTTGTTTCACCAGCATCATGAGAGAATTGTAAATAAGCCTCAGCATCCATCGCATCTGTACCAGTAGCGGTAACAATCCTACCATCAACACCGTTAGTCATAAAATCAGAAACATCTACAGAAACAGCATCTGCTGCCACATCAATACCAGTCCCCCCAATAACATTCAAAGCTAAAGCACCATCACCGACAGTAGCGGTTAAACCAGGTCCAGCGAGACTAGCCCCGGTTACTGCTGCTGGATTAGCTCCACCAACAATAATAGTGCCATTTGTAGATAAATTTAAATTTGCCAAGGATAGTAAACCAGTGACTTCGTTAGCCAAATCGACTAAAGACAAAGTATCATCACCTCTTCCTATAATTTTCATTAGTAGTTAAATGTAAAAGTTAATTTTCCAGCAGCATCTCCAGATGTAGCGTGAAGAGTATAAGTTGTATCGTCAAATGATATCTCATTTGGTTCTAAAACAAGTGTTGATTTAGCTGGAATAGAAAGTTGGTCTAAAAGCTTGGTATAAACAGTACCTTCATATAATTCTAAAGTACAAGCCACAGCATCAGTACCGTCAACATTAGCGATCATACAGTTTTTAATTTTACCTCTAGGTACAGTTAATTCTGTTCTACTATTGTTTGTTATACGTTGTATATAATTATTTACACTAGGATTTATTTCTACAGCACGAATATCTCTATGTATAAGCATATTTGCATCAAAATCAGCTATAGTAACTGCTTTTTGTTGTGAATTTATTCCAACAGCAATAGCTTTCATAACAGCTACATGAGAACCGTTTTTCACTGTTAATATAACGGTTGCTTCATTAAATGTCATTTCTAAAGTTCTTGAGCTGGTAGGTCTAATACTAATTAAATCTGTACTAGATAATAAAATAGCCTCATCCTGAGACCAATTTAAAGGATCAGAACCTCCTCCTCCACTCGCGAATAAAAGAAATGTTTCCATGTTAATCTAAATCAATATATTCAATTGTTACTTCTTCTCCACTTTCTAAAGCTTCGGCTATTGGTGGATAAACTCTTTTGTAAGCCTGAGTTGATCTACCAATAAAACCATCTTTAACAAGAGTATTATTCTCTTGTGAATCACCTAATATAAGACATCCAGCCGTGTGCTCATCTGTGTTACCAGTATGTATAAGTATCCATTTAAAATTAGGAACGTCTTGCACATGTAACATTCCTTTGTGCATACTACCATATTTTTTGGTATAACGAGCGTGAAAACCTCCTTCTTTACGAAGTAATATCTTATACGTACCCGCAGGAATACGGGTTTCACCCATAATCTTATCTTCTCTTTTTTCATCTTCTAATGTATAACAAAGAAACTTTGTTCCGTTTGTTACATCAAATAAAAGACCATTTGTAGAATCAGATTGCGAGTTGAATCTTAATACTTGAAGTTTCATTAGCTTATTAGTATATATTCAATAGGCATTTCATTAGCAGTGCTAGGTTTAATAGCTATATCTTGTGTAGCGTCTGCTGCGTTCCAAGGAATAAACATCCAATCACCCGCATACAATCTACCTATTTGCTCTACAATAACCTCAGTACTTGATCCACCTGGTGAATCAGTTTGTGTTACTGTAATGTAATCAGTTGATGTTGAAGAAGCGTTGAATATATATACAAAGTTATGTGTTTCACCACCAGCATCACCAAAAGGTATCATATCTACCTGGTCAGTGCTAGTGTATATTTTTCTTTTCGAAGTCATTTGATTCATCCCCTCCGTGCTACCAGCTTTTAACAAATTAAAAGAAGCAGATATATTAACCGGAACAGATGATATATCGTTCGTTAGCGATATCGTTGCTGTTGTTGTTGGCATTTTTTTTATTTTTTAAGTTTATAATTTATTAAGCGTTAAAGTATCCCTCATGCATTAACATGTGTTCAACTGGCATGTTTTTACCGGCCGCAGAAGCTGTTACTTTAATATCAGCAGCAGTATCGTTTTGACTCCAAGGCATAAACAACCATTGTCCAGCATATAGCTTTCCAATTACCGTTGCGTTGATAGTTACAGTAATATACTCAGTAGAAACCGTTGAAGCGTTTCTAATAAATATTTTAGCGTTTTTATTTAAACCAAGAGTTGCCGAAGCGTTTTCAGCTGAATATATTTCTTTAGCTGCACTCGTAGTTAAAATTAATCTTTGCAAACCATTAGTTTGATCTAGGGGAGTTGTTGAATCTGCTTTGTAGCAGGTTGACGTTTTAGACACATTAACTGGATCTCCCGCTATATCCGCGCTAGTTAGTGTAATTGATGCTGTAGGCATATTATTGTTGTTTGTTATTAATTAATTATTTATTGATCTGTTCCAAATACCATATATTCTATATACGGATTGTTACCGCTTGGTGCATAAGCTTTTAAAGTCTTATCACCTTTTATAGGCATAAACGCCCAATCACCTCCTGCCATTTTTAATATAACTGGATCACCAGACGTTGTATCATCGTATACCCAAATATATTCTGACGCTGAAGCCGCAGTATTTTTAATATACAAATGTGGCCCAGCAGCATAATCATCTGCTGTGTATAATACTGTAGCTGTAGCATGAACCGCTGTAGCAGATACTTTTGATCTAGCTAAACCTGTTGTAGCCATATTTGTTATTGTTGTAGACACAGAGTCTGATAATGATAGTGCATCTGTTGTTAAATCACCTGCTGCACTAGATAAAGTGATTGCTGCTGTTACTGTTGCCATATTTTAATTTTTTATTGATTATCTAAATATAATACTTCTATTTTTAATAAATGAGCTCCACTACCAATAGCAGAACTATCTGATGTAACTTTATATGTAATTTGAACCTTGTTATTCGCGTCGTTAAAAGCGCCTTGTTTAAAAGGACCCATAAAAGCTTCAGCGCCAGCCGCGACATTTATCTCTTGATTTGCTTTAGTTACAATTCCGTAACTAGGATGTCTAATAGATGTTGTTTGAGCTGTCACCGTGATAGTATATTGAACACTAGCGTGGTCATTTACAATGTGTAAAAATTCAATTCCTGAATTTAAAAATTCATCTCCACCGGTAGCACAAGTAGATAAACTCTCTGCTAAACCTCCTTCTACTATTTTTCTTGGTGTTATTGTTGCCATTTATTTTTTTATTATTCTTTTGTTTATAATTTTTCCGTTGTATATTATTTGTAAATTATACGTTCCAGGACTTAATATCGTTACATCTAAGACATTTATATTTGTTTTGGATATAACCATATCCCCTAAAATATTAAATACATTTATATCAACATTTTTATTTATATTAACTTTGTCACTTGTTGGGTTTGGATATATTATTAATGCTTCTTCTAAAGTTATTCTAGTTGGTATTTCTCCTACCCAAGAGTTTTCGCAATAATTATATGTTGCTTGACATATAGTATCCCATTCGTTCTCGCAACAATAATCGTCTACTGATATTACCCACGCATAACAAGGGTCATTAAGCCAATATGGATTTCCAGGGCCAGTGGCACAAGGAGCAGCGAAAAGACAAGAAATGCTATCATGAACATTAGCATTGATATTATAATTATATGCCGATTGGTCCATACAGCCTTCAATAATGGTAATACAAGAGCCGTTTTCAGTATTAGCCAACGAATCATAATTAAGGGCAGTACTATCGGTACAGCCATAAATATAAGGGATACAACTAAAATCCTCAGTATTGGCTTGAGCATTATAGTTAAGCATGCTAGGATCAGTGCAACCATAAACGAATGGTACACAAGTGTTGTTATCGACATTTGCTAAAGGATTATAATTAAACATTGTACTATCAGTACATCCATATATTGGAAGTACACAGCTAAAATCGTCTGTATTACAAGAATCACAATAATTAAGAGCTATAGGATTTGTACACCCATAAATAAACGGGATACAGGTACCATTATCAGTATTTGCTATAGGATCATAGTTAAACATTGTTGAGTCAGTACACCCATAAGCAAACTCTATACAAGCACCATTGTCTGTATTAGCTAATGGATCATAATTCCACATGGTTGGATCCATGCACCCATAGATATAAGGAACACAACTACCATCATCTACGTTAGCGCTTGGAGAATAATTCCACATTGTAGAATCAGTACACCCATAATTAATACCTATACAACTACCATCATCTGTATTAGCTAAACTATCATAATTAAAAGCTATAGGTGAAGTACAGCCATATATAACAGGTATACAAGTGTCTGGTGTATTAGCGTTTGGATTGTAATTAAATGCTAAAGGCTGCATACAACCTGTTATTATTGGTAAACAACCCCCATTGTCTATGTTAGCTAGCGGATCATAATTGAATGCTGTGCTATCTATACATCCCCAAACAGCTAAAGTAGTACAACTACCGTTATCATGATCAGCCACAAACCCCTGTGTATAATATTCTAAATAAGAAGAGTTCATACAGCCCGGCATATAATAACAACTACTATCATCTGTATTTGCTAAAGTATCATGGTTTACTGCTAATGAATCTAAACATCCAAATACTTTTTCTTCGCAAGTGTTACCACAATTCGTAATTAGATTGTAAGAAAACAGTGGTTGTATAAAAGGAGGCTGTATACTTATCATTGTATCTCCTTCTGGGTTAATCAGAGTAAACCCACACTCTATAGTAGTTAAACTAGCTTGAGTAGATATATGAAATCTAAAAGTTATTGGATCTGGAGCTGTTAATCCTACATAATATACATCACTAAAACCGCCAGTGTGAGTAAATTGATACGTGGTATCTGGATGAATAAGTTTTAAGTGTGAACCTACCCAACCGTTACCCATTAAATCATGTAATATTAATGTGTAAACACAAGTGTCAATTAGTTCCATTGTGTTTGCGTTTGGATCATAGTTAAACATAGTGCTATCTATACATCCAAAAATTTTTAATGTTTGACAACTTCCATCATCAACTGTTGCAAATGGATTCCATTCTACATAATCATCGTCCGTACAGCCAAGTATAGGAGGACAAGAATCAGATACAAACACATGAGAGGTATCATTTCCAAAAGCCGGATCTATACCATATATTAATGTATCATTACATTGTGTTACGTAATAAGACCCATCTTGACCTTGCCATAAAGCACCATTTAACCCGTCTCCATACGTGTCATATATAGTAAATACTAAATCTCCTTTAGGTATAAGCACGTGTTCTATTACCGTAGCATAATCAGGTTGAGAATTATATCCTCCACCTGAAGCGTAAGTAATACCATTTGTATCTTTTATATCCCAAGAAGTTTCGCTTTGATATTGATCTAAATTAATAATAACTTTAGCTGGTACTCCTGGAGGAGGATTAGGCATGCATTGTGGAACAGTTCTATTATGTATTAAACCAGTTGTAAACGTACTAACAGGATAATTAACAACAGTATCTCCACATATAGTAACATAATACTCTCCATTATTAATACCATCGCCATAACTATCAAATATAACCCAAGAAATATTAGTAATACTATCAGCCATATAAATAGTATCCCGATGCATGGTGTTACCTTGAGTATAATGACCATAAGGAACATATGCTATAGTGTCTCCTTGATAAGCATCTTTATACAACGTCCATCTTGTTTCTCCTGGATATGTATCGGTTTTTATATGTATAACAACTTCTTTTTGCGCAAAAGTTATTATTGGTAATAATAATAGTAGTAATATTTTCTTCATTTAAAAGTCACTCATTAATTGATTATCTATTTCTTCTTGTACTTCCTCTCTAGTTGCTATCATTTTAAAACTAAGATCAGCTTGAAACCTATAAACTTCTTCTCCGTCTTTAAATATAATAATAGTAGGTACAACTGCTATTTTATATTTTGTTTGTGCTTCTGTATCTTTAGCTATATCTGTATAAGCAATAGTTTTACAATCGGTTAAACTTTGAACCCATTTAACGTCGTTAGCACTATTCCACCCCGCGTTAAACTGTGTTACTTTTATTTGGCTAAAGCTAAATATAGGTAGCAATAGTAATAATAATACTTTTTCCATTTAATTTATCTGTTATATAGTTTATCTTCTATTTTCTCAATAGACGCTTTAATTTCTTGTACATCCTTCTGCGTGTCCATAATAGTATTACGAATCATTTGATCCTTCATGTTAAACTCCATTCTAGTAACCTCATCAGGTACTGGAGCTGGTAATTCTTTTGCTTCTGCGATATCTGCTTGAAGCATAAACCACATACTTATTAAAGTTGCCATTGCGAAGCCTATAGCTATCATTGTTTTTATACTTAGTACAAAACCTGTGTCTTCATTTAATTCTTTTGCCATTATTTTTCTGTTCTTATATTGTAAGTTTTGGGTCCCTTTTTTCTTTTCTTGCTTTGTTTTGTTTCTTTACCGTGGTAATCACCTCCCATTAAATAATTATCTACTTTAGGAAAATCACCAGACAACTGTATAGTATCACCTTTCATTACACCACTCTCCGTGTCGTAATCTTGCAATACATATTTTTGTCCTTTCTTATCTTTCTTGATTTCACCGGTTTGTTCTCCAACTATTTTTACTTGATCTTTTTTTTGTTTAGCTGGTGAATTTCTATATAAACTCGGTCCTTTCATTTTAAACGGTGTATATGTCATGTTAAAATATTGTATAATTTAATCCTAATTTAAAGTCGTACCACTCTCTGTTCCAATACTTATTGTATTTTCCTTCTACGAAATATCCTAAGTGTTTATTAACTTTTATACCATAAATTAACCCCATAGAATAATCATTCCATTGTTTATCTTCTATATAATTATGATATGAAAACTCTTTACCATCGTTATAATGCCAAGGCATTAAACTTCCCCAAGCGTGTAACCACGTTTGTTTTGTATATTTATAATAATCAAATCCTATAACTAATGAGTGTTGTATTATATTTTCTAATTCGTTTCTTTTTTTCTCAGTATAATCAGATAATACTTCTGGTATAACTACCGCTTCCCAAACCTCAGCGCTAGTGGCAACTAGCTCTCCATTTGGATTATAATATTCACTGTTAGCGACATCTACAGTATAACCTTCTTGTAATGCTAAATAAGTATAATGTAAATTACCGTTCGACAACATCCACTCATCTAAAGGATTATATCCATAAGGTTCTGCTAATCTATGAACAAAGCCAATGTTCCAAGATAGATTTTTAGATTTGCGATGTCTATATCTTTCCGACGCTTCAAAGTATTTTATATCAGCGAAACCATCTTCTAAATATTCTAATTTTAAAGCAAAAAAGTTTACGCATAAACCACTAGGACAACCGTCATCAGAACTATATCTAATAAAATGGTGTTGATCCATATAGTTTACACCTTCTTGTCTTTTGTAATCTACTTCAAATAAATATTCAACTCCTTTAACTTTACCTACAGTGGCTGCATCACTATAATTTGATTCGGTTCCATCGTAAAAAGTTTGTGCTTTATTCTCATATCCAAATCTCGCTATTTTACGTAAACCTATAGTAAAATTGTAATCATAAGGAGTTGAAATGGTTTGAGTCGATAATCCGTTATCTACAGAAAAAACATTAACATCAGATAATGAAGTACCACCATTTACAGCAGTGTAAAATGTTGAAAATTTTAATAACTTTTTAAAGTCTATTTCTCCTTGTGCACAACATTTTTTAGGTGCCGAACAGGCTATTAAAATAGTTATTAATAATATTATTAATCTTTTCATTGTTTAAATATTTTTCCTTTTATGTAAAATCACTTGTTTTTGTTATTTTTTAATCATGATAGTAACAATATCCACTTTTACTACTTGTTTGCATACCACATCGTTTGCCATTACTTTTAATCTTTTTACATTGAGATTTTTTTCCATCAGCTCTTTGTTCTGCTTTTTCGTGTACTGTACAATATTTTTTACCAGCCACAACAGGATTTTTACATTTAAGACAAGTTAATTCTTTACCCTCTTCTTTTTCTTTTGCTTGTTTCTTTTTACCCTCTTCTATTTTTTGTTTTTCTTTTTCTTTTTCTCTTTGTTCTTTTTCAATTCTATATTTTTCTTTTCTAGCTTCTGCTTTTTCTTTTTTGATTTCTTCTTTGATTCTCTCAACCTCTTCAGGTTTATCCATTCTTAAATCCCATCTATTCCAACCAAGCATTAAAGCTATTCTTTGCCAAGTTTCATTCTGATCATCTAAAGAATCTTTAATATTTTTAGTTTTCTTAACAAGTCTATCTAATGGGACGTTTGTAACTGCAGAAACAACATTACCAATAACCTCCCAAATTGGATTATCAACATCAAACGTTTTCATTCTTGGAATAACTTCTTCGTTATAATCATAAGTATCTCCAGCACTTATAAGTTTTCTAACTTTAGAACCTATAGGTGGTGATACCTGTAATCCTTCAATCACAACATTGTCATAATCTTTATTCCAATCTTTTTTGTTTTCTTCCCCAAGCTTAATCAACATATTTTTTATAGTAGAAACTACGGCACCACCAACACCTATACCTCTTAATATACTATCTAGCATACCATTAAGTACTCTCATTTTTTTCTTTTCAGCATCTGCATCTTTTTCTTTATCATCTTCGTCGTCATCAAACGCTAAAGCGAACAATGCTGATTGGAGTGCTCCAAATATAAGATTTTGCACAGCGCCATAATATATTATTTTAGATATATGGGTTTTAGCATCACCTCTTCCAGCGGCTAAATCTTGTATAGCTCTTTTGGTTAACCTTGCGTACTGCATAGGTGTATTAGCAAAAGCTAGTATTAATCTACCAAGTGGAGATGCTTGCTGTTGTGATATAAAATCTGGTCTAGATGACTGCTGTGTTGCTTCTGCTATTTCTTGAAAATCTTCAAAAGCTTTTGTTTCAGCCTCTTTTTTGCTTAAACCATCTTTTAAATAAGTATTTATTCTATTTCTAATAAAAGTAGCACCACCAGAGGCAATAGCAAAACTATCCGCTAATTGTGTAGGTAAAAAACCTTTTTGTAATAAATAATTTAAAGCAGCCATAGCTGGGTTTTTAGATCTACCAACGGCCTCTGTTAATTCAGCGTGGTTAACATCAGTTTTTAATCCTTTACGTCTTTGTTTTAACATGTCAGAATTAAATAGCATTGCAAAGTCTTTCCAAAA